GATGTCTTTGGGCACTGTCACACTTACTGGCGGTAACTTCTATGTCTGTACAACGGCAGGTACAACCAGTGTAGGATCTCCTCCGACTGGTACATCTGGTTCTAGGTTTGCAAACAATCTGACTGACGGTACGGTTACTTGGCGTTACCTGTCTTCGAATACGACGGCACATATCTTGATTGATAGCAATGCCACCGGTACGCATATTACTAACTCTTTCATGAGTTCTGTCGCGTTTGGTGTACGAGTAATCGATTCGCTTAACACTGGGTCGTCTTATCCTATCGGTATTTGGTTCCAAGGCGAAGTCACTCAGACTACAGCCGGTGGCCTATCTTTCGAAGCAGGCAAGACTGTCTTTGTCTCTGAGACGAATATCTCCGGTATCCTAGACGGCAACGGTATTCAGACGATCAGTAACTTCGTTGGATCGTTTGGTGTTTCTGGTACTGTCTCAATCTCTGGTTGTAAGAGTAACGGGATTTACTTGAATGTAGGTTCGGGTTTCTCTGTCAACGCGACATCTGTAAGCAATACAGGCTACGGCATCTCTATCGGCTCTGCAACTGATTACGTCATCACCGGCTGTAATCTCGTAGGTAATACTGCTGGAACTATCCGAGGATATACTTCGAGCAATACTCAAGTCTACGCCAATAACATCCCTGACGGTACTAGTCAACTAGGGCAGAATCAGACGTGGCACAACGTGACAGGCTCTAGAGCAGTCGGAACGACGTACACCAATACAGGGTCTTCTCCGATAACAGTTTCTGTCACGATGACATATACTACTGGTGGAAGTAATAACTGGTATCTATATGTGAATGGCGTAGCTGTGGGTTTCAACTCAGGAAATGGCTCAACTGATACAAACGGAACTCTTCTTGCTATAGTTCCTCCTGGAGCGACTTACCAAGCTACTCAAAATGTTGGTTCGGTGACGTTATTTCTGTGGTCTGAACTATACTAATTACAGTCTCTAGTAAGAAAGCCTTCTATTTTCAATGACACAGATCCCCCTTCAACATTCAGACTGGAGACGTGATACCGGCAACGAGCCTATCATCAAAGTCCAGAATAGGTTCTTCGAAAAGAATCCTTCGAACTTTGTAGAAGGGGCTTCTGCTCTTATCCGACCCGGCTTTCGCCAATGGGTTAACCTCGGGTCTTCTCCTACTTGCTCGCTTTATTGTCAGGACGGCACCTTCGGTAACCACCTCTTTGCTGTTACTCAAACTGGTGTCTATGTCCTAGATAGTAGTGGTACGCCGACTGAACTGACTGTCCCGGGTACGTTTACCACGAGTAGCACTGCTACGAATACGTTGGCTATCAGCAACGCCATCGGCGATATCGCTCCGTCAGCCTATGTCTGCGGAGATAACGACCTCTGGGTTGCGTCAGAACTTCCTACGGCTCTCGGTACACTGACGGCATCAGCGTCTGTCAATATCGCAGCTAACGACGTCGTAGTCATCGGAAGCATGTACTACAAGTTTGTGGTTACTAATCCAAACGACAACACTGAAAATGGTATGTCTGGGCATCCTTTTACTGTAGTCATTGGCGCGAACAACTCTGCCACACTACAAAACCTTGGCGATGCCGTAAATGCCGTCGGGAACTCGGCTAATTACTCCGTAGTAATCCAGAAGAATCCTCTCGCTAACCTCGACTATGTCTCTGGAAATTCGGCGTACTTCTATTCAACTTCAGGAGGCTCGTCGGGTAATTCGACGGTGAGTACGACTACGAGTGCGGCTCTTTCTTGGGGTGCTGGGACTTTCCTAGGTGGTGCTGATAGTGGGGCTTTCTCGACTTTTCGGCGTGTCCCATCTCCTAACGATCCCGGCAATCCTACTCCGACGAAGGTCACGTTCAAGAATATCATCATGACGGATTCGTGCATGATTGCTATCGCGAACTCGCCTTACTCTAGGAGCGCAGGTCGCTGGTACTTCGTTAATCCGGGTGAGACGTGGATCGATCCTCTGTCTTACGCCACGATTGAAAGTAATCCTGACACTGTCGTCTCTGTCCGTTCTATCGGGACCAACGTCTGGTTTCTAGGGCGAGAGACTATCGAAGTCTGGTATCCCTCTGGAGATCCTGCGACGCCCTTCCAAAGAATTCCGGGCCGTGTCTTTAATCACGGTGTCATCGAGAACAGTGATTGTGTCGTTGGAAATACTCTCTTCTTCGTAGATACGAACGGACGTGTATTCCAAACAGGTGAGGGTGGCCCTACTCCGATTAGTAACAACTCGATCGAGGCAGTCCTAAAGAACTTCATCCAAGGTGATAACGGGTCTTCTCTGACACTTGAGAATATCATGAGGGCGTGGTCGTTCTCTATCGATGGGCACACCTACTATGTCCTAAATGTAGGTACTACTATTACTTACGTCTACGATATTACGACACAGTACTGGACGGTATGGTCGAATTACAACGACACTGTCCTTCGTCAACACAACGGATGTCAAGCATTCTTCACAATCAATAACACGACTTCGCTCGGCACATTCGGGCTGTCCTATCCTATTATTGCAGGCGATATCCGTTCAGGCGCTCTATGGATTATGGATCCTAAGTACAGGTATGACGACGTCTACAACGAGAAGACAAGTTCATATCCTATCGAATGTATCCTGACGGCGGGTCTTCCTGCTCGTATGCGCGATACGTTTATCTGTAACGAAGTCTATATGACAGGCTCAGTCGGAGATCCCTCTGTTCAACAGTTCTACATCGTAGATGGAGATCTAGGGCCAGAGATTACTGATAACTCGAATCTTATCTACGACGTCTCAGGAAATACCCCAGAAGGTAACGCCATCCTCGGTATCAATACGAGTAATATTTCTCTATTGACGAGTGACGACAACGGTCAGACATGGCAGGACCAAGGCGACATCTCTGTCCAAGTCGGTAACTATACCCAAGAAATCGCTTGGCGAAGTCTTGGTATCGTGACTGCTCCGGGTAGATTGTTTCAGCTAGTAGACTACGGAGCCATCCCTAGAATTGACGGATTGGACATGAGATGACTGCACCCCTGTCTTGGCAGGCGCCTATTGTCGATCCAGCGACGGGATGCCCTACTGCCTTCTTCCTAGAAGTCTGGCAAGCTCTTGTGACACTAGGACTAGGTGATCTCAAGAACGTCACATTACCTAGTAATCCCGCCGACGGTCACGTCCTGACATTAACTTATAACGAGAGTACAAAGACATGGGTGGGGTCGTAAGAACAACCGACGTCGAAGCAGTCCGAGAAGCCGTCTTCTTCTCTTACAAAGAGATCGACGGTCTAGATATACAGGGGTGGCTTGATGACGATAACAACATCGCTTATATTGATGACGGCTCTGTTGCTCTGTTTCAGAGGTTTCGTCCGGGGATCGTCATCGGCCACTACTTCTTCAAAGTCAAAGGCAAGATGGCTATCAAGCTTGCGAAAGAGATTATTTCTGAAGTCTTTAAGACAGAAGAAGCCATAATGGGTATGACACCTCTAGTAAATCTCAAAGCTCGTTGGATGAACCGTCAGTTGGGTTTCAAAAGTAATGGAGTCATCGACGGCAAAGAAGGCCCTTGCGAACTCGTCATATTGACAAAAAAGGAATGGGAAGCGAATGAGTTTTCTGCGTAACATATTTCAGAATTCGGGCCAACAGGGTAGTGATGGAGGTGGTTCGTTTTTAGGCAGTAAAGCGCAAGGCCCCACTCTTAATCAACTAATGTCTCAATACCTTTTGCTTCATATGGGTGATGGTATGGGACCAAGTGTGTGGGACGAGAAACCTCCTGCGCCTCCACAAATGCCGACAGCATTCCAAAAGAGAACCTTTGATCCTACTGATTTTTCTTCGTGGGACAACTTTAGCAGTACAGGGAGAAGCTGATGGGCTTTCTTAATGGCATTTTCGGAGGCCCGTCGACGAGCCAACAATCATCGAGCGCGTCAAATCAGGCGTTTCCGTATCTGGCATCCGCCCTCTCGGGAGCACTACCAGATGCGAGTAATGCCTCTAGTATGATCTCGAAACTGCTCGGCGGAGACAACTCAGGCCTACAGCAATACGAACAGAATACGGGATACTACCCTGCTCAACAGGCCACGTCTTACGGCGTGACGGCCAACAGGGCAGCATCTGGTATGCTTAACTCTGGGGGAACTCAGACGGCGTTGAATACTGCGGCTAACAACCTAAACCAGACATACGCCAATAACTATCTCTCTGCTTTGACCGGCTACGGCAACCTTGGTGTCTCGTCGGCGAATGCCCTCTCTGGTTCCGGTTATCAGAGTTCTTCGTCCGGGTCGTCCACCAACGGCGGTAAGACGGGTCTTGGGAAACTCCTAGGCGCTGGCGCGTCAATCTTCATGTAGGGAGCTTAATATGGATCTTATCAATATGCTCCTCCAAGGAGCGGCGCCACAAGACCCTAACGCGATCGTAGTAAACGGGTCGACTAACCAACCGCCACAACAGTCTCCTATTACAGGGCAGACACCTTCTGTTCCTCCTATGAGGATGATCCCCGGGGCTAACATGGTTACTCCGCAGGGTCAACAGCCAGACAACTATCTTCCGAATACCAGCAATCTTCCGCGTCCTCAAGGTAATCTTTTCCAGAGGATAGTAGGGGCCTTAATAGACGCTCCCTACCGTGGGACTGGAAGACCGGGCCCTGTAGAACAGGCGCTTCAGAGAAATACCATTGCTAACGCGATGGCTAACTTCGATCCGGCTCACCCCGAACAGACATGGGCAAGAATCGCTGGTGTTGATCCTGTAATGGCGCAGCAGCTTGAAGAGAATCACAACAATACTCAGGCCGCCCAGATGTGGCGGACTATGCAGGCTCAGAATACTGCTCAGACACAGATCGGCAACATTGTCCATCACTTCATGTCTGATCCCGGAACTGACGACGAAGCCAAAGCCAAAGTCTGGTCGGGTGGTCTTCGTGACAAGCTCATCGGTATGGCACAGAGGGCTGGTCTCCTGAAAGACCAAGACGGCAAACCCATAGCGTCTGAAGACTTCCTTCCTTCTGATTACGACAAGACGGCTATCTCTGCCTATGGTGATGTCGGTTACGCCGCCAAGGACCAAGACAAGAATGCCAATCAGGCTAATCACTGGGACGACCAAGCACAACACTGGGCGACTATGGACAACAACAAGAAGGCTCAGATTGCTGCAACTCTACAAGCCGCTACTATCAAGGCAGGTGCTCAGACGGGGGCTGCTTCAATTCGTGCTGCGGCAGCTCTAAAGGCGGCTGGTCTTGCTCATAGTGATAAAGAGTCTCAACAGATTCTAGATGCGTATAAGATCAACGGCCAGTTCCCTTGGGTCCATGCTCCCGTTCCGGGACAACCTCAAGGAGGCCAGCCTGCGCCTCAATCAGCCCCAGCACCTACTATTGCCCCGACGCATAACTACGTCAAGACGGGGCGAGACGCTTCTGGAAGACCTGTTGGTATGACGCCTGATGGTCGTATCGAGTACATTCAATAAGGATTAAGTATGCCGGTTGGTGATATCACTTGGGACGAAGCTCCCGTACAACCTCAGGGAATTACTTGGGACGCCACCCCGGCAGCTACTCAAGCTGTCCCGCAAGGTATTAAGTGGGACCAGCCGGCAACTCCTCAGTCCGAACCTATCTCAAAAACTCCGCCAGCGCCGCAAGCGATTACTTGGGACGCCCCGACTAGAACTCTCCAACCTGTCACTGGTGGTCCTGCTAACCTCAACACCCATCAGCGCGATTTCACTGGTGTCCCTGAAGGCGAGGCAGTTGTCGACGACGACTGGAAGAAGAAGGCTGCTCAGATTCAGGCAGATGCCTATACTCTCATCCACAACGGTCTGAGCAATCAAGAGACGCTCGATACTCTCCAGAAGGTTCATGGGACGTTCCGTCCTCAGGATATTCCTGTCCTGAATAGCTACTTCGACGAGTATAGGAAGGGCGGCAACCGTCCGATTAACTTTGGACAGGAAGAGCATACCCAGCCTACCGTGACGGCTAACGTTCCTAAAGAGAGTGCACCTCAAGCTGTCGGTCATTCTATCTATGACACAATAACCGGTCTTGTTCGTGGTGCCACAGAAGAGCCCAAGAACTGGATCGACAGTTGGGGTGATCGTGCCCTAAACGCATTCGGTCTTGAATCTGATACTGAGCTTGCCAAGAACGAAGAAGATCGTGCAGCGCATGAAGCTTCGGAGTACTACAACCCACAAGGTTGGTCACGTACTGTAGGCAGCTTTGTCGGCAACGCCGTCCCTATCGTAGGTGTTGAGGCTTTGACTGGAGGTGAGGCAACTCCCGGTCTTCTTGAAGGCGCCGCCTCGAAGTACATGACTACCGTTGGCAAAGGCGCTCTCTGGGGCGCTGTAATGTCTGGTGGTAAAGACGTCGGTATAAACGCCCTGAACGGCGCTCTACTTGCTGGTGCTCTCCACGGAGGTATCGGCTCTCTTCCTGCCGCACTAGGTCTGGCAGGTTCTGGTATCGACCATGTTGCAGGCGCTCTCGGTATTCCTGTCAACGCCCTCGCTGATAGGATGGCCGGAGTTATCTCTCGTGCGTCTGATCTCAAGGATGTCCTCTTTCCGACGGATAACCCGAAAGTCACTGCACAGACGTTCGATCCTGAGATGGCTAAGCTTGGTGTAACGGCTGGAGCAACTGACAGCGCCGCTGCGGTAAGAGCCAATCATCTAGAAATGGTCAAAGCCGCCATCGATGACACGACGAAGAATTGGGAGGAGTCCCCTAACGTCAACATCCTCGGTTCGGTTCGTAACATAACTAAGGCTCAACGAGCCGAAATCATAGCGGAGGGAGGTGATCCAAAGAATCTCAACGGGTGGGTGTCGAAGGACGGCACAGTTAATATCGTCGCCGATAAACACGCCACCCCGGAAGAAGTCCAAGCGACACTCTTCCACGAGCAACTCGGGCACGTCGGTCTTACTAGGACGTTTGGTTCTGGTCTCGACGCCCTCCTCCAGCATGTCTATGACACGAACTGGAAGGCCCGGATGTATGCCGACAGGTACAACGAGAAGTTCCCTGATGTCTATAAAGGACAGGATCAACATCTCCGGGCGACTGAGGAATACCTCGCCGCTCTCTCTGAGAAGGGCCCGCAAGATCTGTCTGCGTGGGAACAGACAAAGCAGTTCATCAAGAACTTCGCTCGTGAAAAGCTGGGTTGGAATCTCAGGACGTCTGACACAGACGTGAAACAGATCCTGTCTGAGACCCATACCAACGCCATGGCGAAAGCTCCTGACGCATCTAAACAAGCAGGTACTCGTCTTAGTCAAGTCTGGTCGGGAGAAACTCCTCCTCAAGGGTCTCGCTTCTCTATTCGAGGGAATGACATCCTCTCTGAAGATGACTTCAAAGCCAAGTCTCGGTGGACTCGTAACGTCGTAGACGCTGTCAAGTCTGAAATCGGAAGTAAGATGTCTTTCGATGACGCCATCGATCGTGTCTCTGAAGTTGGTCTTACTCCGTCTAAGATGATGAAGAAAGCCCTCTCGCACGATCCTACGCTTGCCCTGAATGCCCGACAGGCTATGTATGACATGGGCGAGAAACTCCGGTCACTGTCTACAAAAATTGACAACGGTACAGCGACTGTCGCAGAGACTGACAAGTTCAAGAAGAACTTCTCTCAATACGTCCGATACATCGAGAACGTCGAGGGCTACGTCAGCAACATCGCCCGGAGTATGTCCTTTTTGAGGATGACTAAGGGAGAGTTCGACAAGATGCCAGAAGGTGTCGACCTCGCTAAACTCGATGACCCTAACTACCTTCGTGAAGTCGCCTTCAAGATGAGGACTTACAACGACCCTGCCCAACAGGCAAAGCTCGCTAAGGATATAGCCAAAGGTCTTCCAGAGGACGCTCTCACTAGTATTCACTACGACTTGATGCTGTCAGGTGTTAGGACGCAAACTAGGAACGTCTTCGGCCAGATGACTAACCTAGCAATGGATATGCTCGTAGCTAAACCTGCTGGTAAAGCTCTCGGAGAAGTCGGAAACTTCTTGAGGAAGCTCACAGGTACGACGAGTATGACTCCTTCTGAGACTATGTCTATGAGGGAGTACGGGGCCCGTTGGGTCGGTCTTATTAGGTCTCTGACTGACACGGCGACATGGAAACAGACGGCACAGTCGTTTGCCGAGATGCGTCCTATCAGTAAAGGCGATCTACAGTTCGAGACAAAGGGTTCGCCTATTCCCGGTGTCGACTACGGGCGTCGTGGTCTTGCTGCGGCCGATAACCTCATCCATAGCATCATTACGAATAGTGACTTCTATGGGGCTGCCGTCAGAGAGGCACAACATCTTGGTCTGAAAGGCCCTAAGTTCTGGGACCATGTAGACTACCTCGTCAATAATCCAACTGAGAAGATGGTCAAAGAAGGTAACGAGTATGCTTCTGATATAGGCCTGATCGGTAAGGCCGACGGACCTCTCTCCAGAGCCATCCAAGCTTTCAATAGTTATGCCGTCAAACATTCTGATACACTGGAAGGGAAGACGATTCTTCGTCCTCTACGCTTCATCATTCAGAATGCAGTGCCCTTTCAGAGGGTGGCGAGTAACATGGTGCGTATGAGTCTTGAATGGTCGCCTGCTACGGCTTTGTCTAGGAATACGAGAGCTGCCTTTGGTCTTGAAGGTTCTTCCGTAGCTCGACAGACTGCTATTGCTAAGGCGGTCATTGGTGCAGCTCTTGGCTGGCACTTTGGTCAGATGTACGTCGACGGCAACCTTCGTAAGAATCCCACAACGGGTTATATCGAGTACAAGAGTGGGAAATTCTGGCATTCGATGAATGGCATGGACGCCCTCATTGGTATCGTAGGCCCGGCAATGGGTATGATCGACGCCTATAAGAGTGCTAAAGGTCATGACCTTGTTCAAGCTACGGCTGATGTAATCAACGGCTTCGGGGCGGCTTTCTACTCAGAAGGTTTCGGAGAACAACTCGGAACACTCCTCGACGCGATGAATCCCAAGGGGGAACACTCCCTCCATAAGCTCATCGACACACAGGCGACTTCGTGGGAACCTGCGCTGGCCAAGGATGTGACTAAGGCATATACCGATCCGATGGTTCGAGATACGTCTGCTAAAGTCCTAAATCCTGAGACGAAGAGACCCGAAGAGGACTGGGGACAACAAACTCTGAATAAACTCCAAGCTAATATCCCCGGTGAGTCTAATAAACTTCCTCTGAAGCTTGACAATCTAGGCAGGCCTACGGAGAGGTATCAGAATATCACAGGTCTCTTTGATAAGACTCCTATCGATACTGATCCTGTCGCTAACGAAATCGACCGACTTCATAAGGCTCTAGGTAAACCCGTCCTCGGTAATCCGACACAGTTGAATAATCAAGGACAACTTATGGCTGGGACACAGATCCACCAGACGGTCCAGAGTCTTCTTGACTCTCCCGGTTGGGGCCAAATCCCAGACGCAGCAAAAGCCTCGGTCATCAAAAGACTGGCTACGACAAGCAGGAAGCAGGCTAAGTCTTTTACGACTACACCGACGCCTCCCAGTAATCCCTTCGTTGCACCACCCGCCCCACAAGACATTACGTGGGATCAATAAAGGAAAATAATGGCAGACCCAATTCCCGTATCCATCCTGTCTATCCCTGAGCGGTTGGCGGTACTAGAAACTAAGATTGAACACCTCGTGTCCCAACACGACACCGTGCTAGAGAAGATAGAAACCCTTCTAGAGTTTAAACACAAAGGTCTTGGTGCTCTAGGGTTCGCAACAGCCATCGTAGGATCATCTATCCTAGGGGCAGTCGCGATGTTCTTAAGCTGGTTCAAACACGCATAAAAAAACCCCCTGAGAAGCTTTCATGCCGCTCAGGGGGTTTTCTTTTGTCTTCGTCAGTCTTGCTCGGGCTCTTTCGTCGTGTCTTGTCCAAGAGGATCGTGAGGATCCTTCAATTTCTCAAAAGTCCTAAGACCAGCAAGAGGCGCGAACGACAGAATAAGTACAGAGAGGTCTCTGAGATTCACGCCTGTCTTAGTCAGGAAAGGGATCAAGATGGTGTTAGCAGCCATAGCCCCGATGAGAACGGTATATCCAACTGGTCTCCACCACACGCGAATGAGACCAAGTATACCACGATTAAATGTCTGTAGAAGATTCATACGTCGTACTGCTTGAGATTGTCTTCGTCTATGATACGGGCGATGTTAGTGCCGTAGTTAGGATCGGTTGCATACACACCGGTCAAAGCGTGCGCCGCTTCCTCTGGCGTCTTCGCCAAGACGACGTGGACGTATCGTGGATTTGTTGCAAGAAGTTTGGCGTGTTCATCAAAAGCCTCGGAGATACTGGAGAAGTCTCGGAACTTCGCCGTGATCTCGTAGCGTTGTCCTTTAGAGTTGACCTCGTGCGTCACTACTTCCGTTCCCGGTTGATCGGCTGCCGCCTTGATCCCGAAGGGGTTGTTCTTTCCCGACATCTTCTTGCCCCACGCCGACTCCCAGCCGTACTGGGCGAGGGAAAGAGATGTGAAGATCTTCCAAGCCCGTTGAGAGTCCTGCGCCGCTTGGATTACCCCGGCTGCTAGTTTTGGCATTCTCTATGTTATTCCAATTCATTTGTGTCTGAGTGTACCACTCCTGCCAACCTACTGCTATGTCATAGGCTTTTAGACAGGCTTCTGCACTTACTTGGTCGGCTGTGTAGGAATTAGGAGTGGTCGAGTCAGCGGTTGAAGGAGTACCGGGGGCGCTTGCGGAAATGCCGGGCAAGCTGCTGCCGGAGGGGAGGCCTTTACCGTCGTGCAAGCCGGCAAGATCAGTAGAAATCCTGCTAGAAACGGTAGACTGAAGAGTTTGATTCGTGGCATTATCGACATTCCTGATTGCTGTCGTTACAGTTTTCGTCTCGGCGTTTGTTGCCATAACCGCAGACACACACTGTGTCTTTGAGGTCATCTCGTACTTTATAACGAGCGCCTCCGATGCTGACGTGACTAGGAGTAGCGCAACGGCAGCCGCTAGGCCTTTTTCCAGCGGGGAGGTCAGTAGGGTAAAGGGGTTTATCATAGGACAAAAGCACCTGCCTTCATAAGGGACCAGTAGATGTCTGCCCTAGACCGTACCCATTCTCCCCAGCCATAGATCTCGAAGGCATAAGTTCCCTCGTCAATCTCGGACTGGACAGCAACCGTACACCCTTTGACATTGGGGACTGTTCCGTTTTCTATGTCGTCCGCAAGCTTCCTAAGAAGCTCGGGGATGGGTTTTTCTTCTTCTCGTTGTGATAGGTTGATGATATCAGCCATCACTGTTCCCGAAGTCTACGACATCGCACGCCCCGGAAACGCAGGCAAATTCCTGTGAGCCGGTTGTCTTGTCTTCGATCTCATAGAACCGCATGTCGTCCCAATCTATTTCTGGTACAGGGTGGGCAATGACCCATGCTTCGTATTCTTCCTTGGTCAGTTCTTGGTATGGCGCCTGTTTGTAAGTACCACCATCATAAGGTAGAAAAGACACGCCAGATAGGCTATCAAAATTCTTGTAAACCCATGCTCCGACATCCATCCATTCGTCTTCTTTAACCGAGATAGTTACAGATGGTTTGTGCTCACACCAACGGTCTTGGAGGAGTTTCCACGTCGCCAATGCGTCAAGAGCTGTCTGATCGTGGCGCGTCAGAGCACCTTCGGGAGACTTCTTAGCGAAGTAAAACACCGTCGTGACGTCTTCCTTGCCGAAGGCAGGTTCGTTATAGACTCCTGCGTCCTTCAAGAATTGTGTCAGAGGGTCTTTGTTGTCACCGCGTACAGTCCGTAGATAATAAGGACTGTGACGAGTATGCAACCCGGAAGCAGAATCCACCAACTGTGAGACAGTCCCGGAAGGTTTGACACAAGTAATAGCAGCAGCAGGATTGATGCCAAGGCGCCCAGCCCATTCCTTGTTGGTCTCGATCGCGACATTCTTCAATGCCGAAAGCCAGTCTTCGCGGTATACCAATTCTGAATGGTCGAGGATACCGGTGAGTGACACACCAAGGAGACGTTCTTCCTCACACTGTTTCTGCCAGATCTTCCTCAGATATTTGAAGTCTGTGAAAGTTGATTGTATCGTTCCAAGTATTGTTGCAATTCGTACCTTTCTTTCGAGGCTACCAAAGCTGTCCTCTGGTCTGACAACAACTTCCGTAAGATTCAGATGTATTAAGCAAGAGTCGTTAATTCTTGCTAAAGGTTTCTAACACACTATGAGCGAACTTGATTAGTTGTTCTTTAGTCGCACTCGCTTTCATTTGATTTGCAAGATGACTAATCACTTGTATGTTATCTTTCGTGTAACCTTTTGAGTTATCTACTCTATCTAGAGCAGGACTATTAGGCTTTCCCCCTGATGATCCTTTGTGGACCTGAAGAGGGATATCGAGATAAGGACATTTCTCTGGTATTATGATATCACTAGGAAGAATGTTAAACTCAAGACCTGACTTGTCGCACCGTTGTTTGGCGCGATTCCACATCTTGTATTTTACGTTATCCCAAGAAATTACTCTCTGAGAATTACACTCATGACAGAGGGTGACGCGCTTACTGGTGTGAGGATATACCTTGCCGCACTTAGTACATTCACGCTCTGTCTCAGTTACATAATATCCTTCTCGATTATACACTACTTCCCTTTCTGTATGTCCCCATACAGCTTAGACTATATCATCATCTCTCGTACGAGAGAGCTAGGCGCTTCCGGGCACTTGCCCGTACTCCCTTTCGGGATAGTCGTTGGACCTTCAATGCCTTTCGGCAAAGCTTGGCTGCTGATTACGTGGTCTACGCTTCCCAGCAATTCACCTAGTTTTACTTCTGCTATCAATTAACAGAATTGGTGTGGGCGGAGGATAATTTCAGAGCAAGGGTTTGTGCCGAAGTCAAAAGAGCTATCACGCCGTCCATTTCGCTTAGCGATTTGCTGACAAGCGTAACGACTGAAGATTCCGGGTTCACCTGACTTGCTGTCATATAGGTCTCTCCACTTCTTCATAAAGAACGACGGATCAGGTCGACGGTTCTCATAGACGGCGCTGTTATTAGCAAGAGCACGATGACCGTAGCCTTCCCACCAAGCACCAGACTTTGCCTTTGACATCCTGTCATCAGTGACATCGAAGAGCGAGATCATGGCTGAACGTCGTACTCCTCCTACTACGACTGTGTCACCAATCTTGCAGAGGATGTCGTGGCATTCTAGTGAAGTGAGGCGGCGGCCCGCTGCTCCTCGAAAGACAGCAATACAGAACCTAAAGAGATCCTCAAGAGGGCCGGGTCCTGAAGCACGGCCACCAAAAGTCTTAAGACGCTCTCCGGCAGGACGAACGCCTGATGTGTCCCATCGAGGAATCTGACCTGCAATAAGGAGGGAGATGAGTTCTCGGAGAGATTTTGCCCATCCCTCTTTGCTGTCGGCGACTCGGATGGTTGTTCCGCTGTCTTCGAAAGTCTCAGAGATTCGGGGAAGCTGATTCGTGTACTTGCTTTCGACAGAGTATCCTACTCCTGTACCACACATCAAGATATAGAACGTCTCGTCAAAAGAACGAGGACTGTCGACAGGGAGATAGGCGCAGTTATAGGCGGCTACGTTACTCCGTTCGAGAGCAGGCCCAGCGGTCATAAGCGCCCGCATACTCGGCATGACTTCGAGGTTATAAATAGCCGAGTACATCTCGTCCCATTCTTCCTTCGAAGCGATCTTACCTCGCTCGTCCTTGGAATAGAATTCAATTAGTCGAAAGACTGTCTCGTCCCAATCCTCCCGGCGCCCCGCTGAAGGGCGCCATCGGGCATAACGACTCTTGTAGATCATGCTTTCATAAATAGATGGGAAAGGATTTGAATCACTCGTCAAGATAATACTCTTTCAAGATGTCATAGTCTACGAGACCTTCTTGGAGAAGAAAGTTCACGATTGCCTCTGCTTGGTGAGGCCAGATATCAGTCACATCGATGATATCCATTGAGAGTTCTTTACGAAGCTGCTCAGTCATCTTCTTGCTCATCATCTACTTCCTTTGGTCGGTTCTTCCAGACGTCTCGTGTCTTGTGGTTCTCTCGACGCCTTTGTCGACGTTCTTTTTCGTCGTAACTCTTGATGCCCTTACTCATGCGTAGAAGATTTCATAATCAGCTTGTTTGATGTACGGCATCTCGTTCTTTCAGAAGAAGTTCAAGGCGGGCGAGGGCGTTCCAAGCGACGTGCTGGGCGTGGAGGAGTTGACTGTCTGGATCAATCTCCTGCCCCTCACCCTCATAGGACAGGTGTCGAGCCAGCCCGTCGGTGTACCTCAAGAAGCCGTCGGGGACGTGTTCCCAACCATTCCAAGCATACTTACTTGCCCCAAACTGAGAGACGTCGGCTACGGCACGGAGTGCCCTAGGGAAATACCCGAGGCACCCACGATAGAGTGGGGACTTTCCTGCGTCGTATTTAACGGCCCCCTGCTCGATAAGGTTCAAGGGGTCGTTAGTGGTTTCAAGAATATGTCTTGCCATTGTCCATGTCTGCCAGCATCTGTTCAAAGTCTTTACGAGTAAGCATCGACGTCGTGACGTCTTCGCCTTGACCGCCAAGCCAGAAGTAGAAGTCTCCTGTGTCTTTATCGACAGGGGCTTCTTGGTCGTCTCCAAGCCAAAACATATTCATCTGTTCTTCAATATTCAAAGGAATTCTTCTTCAAGTTCATCGAGGATGTCTACGATACGTTCACGGAAGGCCTCGATTATTTCCTCCGTAGTAAACGCCATGTACTCCACAAGCTCAAAACCAAAAAGCCTGTCAGAGAGTCGGGTCAAGAGATCTTCAGTCTCAGTCGTGCTTCGTGCGCTTGCCATCAGACCAACTCCCACAACCTTGACATTGAACCCTTTGTACTTTGAAAAACTTGGTCCGACGATAACCTCTTGATTGAAGATTTTCGGACTGGCAAACAGGACAGGACAACCCAGAAGTCTTGCCAAGTGTCGGGTGATTAGTGATATAGGGAGAAATTCTCTTGTAAAGTTTCACAAGAAGAACACTGTCTTGACGACAGTATTTCTCCATCACTTTTTGAGCTTTGGAATCTCCCGCGAGGACGTCTTTCCAAAGAGAGAACCCTTGGTGCTTTACCTTTGCGCCTACTCCGAGAAGGGGCCCTACGAAAGCAAGTTTACCGCTGTCATAACCCATCTTCTTAATCGTCTTGTATACATCGATAGAAGTCAACGGCGGGAGCGGGGGAAGCTTGTGTTTTAAGAATTCGCCACGAAGCTTTGGGAGATCAAAACGGTCCCCATTAAAAGTGAGTACGGCATCACACTCCGACAGAAGTCGATGAGCCTGTTTAAGCATCTCTTCGTGGCCGTTAATCCAATCAGCATAGAAGAAGACTTCTTTCTCTCCTACCCATTGAGCAGAGAAACAGATAGTACTTCCTTCTCGAATGATCTGGTCAACGCTTATATTCTGCTCAAACAATCGCCAAACGTAAGCCTCTACTGGTCTCGTTTCAATATCAAGTGCTAGGATTTTATTTGTCAATCTTTTTTCTTTTCTTTGGTTTCTTTTTCGGGACAAACCAACCTGTGTGCCTCTCGACATAATCAGCAAGCTGCCGTAGAAGTTCTCCGTTGTGGTGACGACCGATAACTCTATAGTTGTGGTAGGAACAGAGAATGCCCCGGATTTCGCCTGTGACATGCGAATGATCTACCGCCAAATTGCGACCCTCTTGTTCGGGAGTCTTTCCGCAAATAGCACAGCCTCCTCCTTGTTTAGCGAGGAGTTCGTCGTATTGTTCTTCAGTTATACCGTACTTCGACTTAAGGTGAGACGCCCTACTCACCTAGGAACTTCCGGCACGTCAGGTACGCGGGCGACTTTAGTCAGCCATCGTGGTCCGTTACTATAGAGGAAAAGGCGGGCATCTGGGAAGCAAGTCCCTTTATGACCGCAGTAGGAACACGGCGTCGCCAACTTCTCGTTTCCGGATTTGCCGTCAGCAACAGGAGAGTAACAAATAGGCGGAAGAGGGCCATCGAGGATTTCTTTCTGGTGTCTAATTCTGTCGGCAGGTTTGTTGTCTGCGATGACATGACGCGGAAGCCAAGTAAGAGCCAACTCTCCAGAGACTTTGTCCATCGCGAGCCAAGCCGCTGGCTCGTCAGGAGTTAGGACGTCGGCGTACCCCGCGAGCTGCGCGACATAGCCGAAATGATCTTCCTCGAAAATCTTTCCCTTTGAGAATTTCTCAAATCCGATAGGAGAGGCCGACTTGACATCCACGACGACACCATCAATGACTGCGTCAAGGTGGCCTTTGACGCCGTCGACAGATACTTCTGCTTGGCAATGCTCGACGATGTGCCCGGCTTCTTTGACAAGGAAGAGGAGGAGTTGTTCAATGACGTGCCCAAATAGAAATTTAAGTTTAGTTTGACCTGACAGTTTTTGTTTAACTGTTGACGAGGCGTCTAGAAAAATTTGACGATCTGGTTTCCCAAGACTTGAAAACCTCAAAGGAGGGGACTCTTCTTTTTTAGAAAAAGCTGTCTTCAAGACTTGTGATAGTTCGCAAAAGAAAGTATCCAGATTTTCTTCTTTAATTTCTATATGATAATCATCGTCAAATAGTTGGTAAACGTCTTTTATCAACGTATCTATTGTTTTATCGCCCACAGTCCAAATACTCTTAATTCAGAGGGTGTCGCGTCATTCTTCATACGATTCGCGACCTTACTTATTACCCAGATATTATCTGGTGTATAACCTTTAGACGAATCTTTTCGATCCAGAGAAGGAGAGTGCCTAGTTCCTCGTACCATCTCTATTCCGAGAATAGGGCATTTATCAGGGACTACAATATCTTCTACGGTTATAGAGAAATCAAGTCCTGATTTCAAGCATCGGTCACGCGCGCCGTAATACAGACGATACTCAGTACTATAATAATACTTTCCTGGATTATTTTCTTTCCAAGTATCGACGTATTTTTTCTGTTTTTCGAGAAAACTGCCTCTATTCGCCCGATAGTACGCTCGTCCATACGCGACAGCGGAAGCTCTTTGGCACTCTTTTGAACACTTGATATGTGTTTTGATGCGAGGCTTGAAAGATTTTTGGCAAACTACACAAGACCTTTCTGGAAGATCAACCACTCTTCATCCGATCCACTTTTTCGATCGTGTCTTGGACGCCATCGAACTGTTGACTCTCGACAACGAAGACCTTGACCGACGATCCGAGATTCTTGAGGGCGAATTCCAAGATCTTCCGGTCGACAGATTCGGCGTCCTCCATTTCAACAACTGCTCGACAGCGTTGTTTAACCATTGCATTTCTGACAAACTCAACTTCTAATTTCATTCAACGTCTCTACTAGAGAAAGCAGACAGTGGGGGTTGCTCGGGCTGTGCCGTCCTTATTACGTATACATGCTGTCGCACCAAGTATACGCCCACGATTCGAATTAGACCACCGGAAAAGCCAGCAGTCCGTGGGCCATCTCAATCACATAGGGAGATCGTCGTCAAGATCGAAGTCCTTACGAAATGTGTCCTGTTTCGAAGCAGGCTCATAGAAAGGATCGGCCTCATCAAGTTCGGGGAAGTCATCATTATTATACGGTACTAGTTTCAGCACCCGCGTCTTGTTCAGATAAATTCCCTTCGGGCGACCCGGACCAAAATCACGAATAGTAATCTTGACATCCACGATCGATCCGTTGCCGATCAACTTCTTCGGATCCCACGGCTCTCCAGACTTATCAACGATGACGGGGGGATCGACCTTGTACTTCTCCCCAGTTACCCTGTCAGTCCGTTCAGACTTGACCTTCAAGGTCAGGTACGGCGCGCCGTCGAGGTAGTTTTCCTTCATCTTGACTCGGTCGGCAACTCCGGCAGCCTTAAGCGACTTGATGTCTTTCGGATCGATCTTGAGATCGACCTTCCATTCGAATCCGTCCTTTGAATAATTCGGAAGAGGGTCGCCAAGGAGCTTGGCGAAGCTTGTCTCGCCACGAAGATACAAAGTTGTAGTATTTCCCATTATTTACTTCTCATTTACTAGGGAGGAACGCCCTACCCTATACCTTATTATATCAAGATTGTGCGCGGTTGTCAAGAACTTTTCTTATCTAGTTCGTATTTTTTTATGATCTCGTTTAGTTCGATTGGTCGGAAGTTTGTCTGTTCGACACAGACAGAAAGATACCTAGGATCAGCCGAGCCGGGATAACCTCCTTCTTCGACACGATTGGCGTGGGTATGCCCATGGATATTCAACTTCCAACGAGAGAGACTTCCCGGATGGATAGGGATATGGGACATGATAAATCCCTGACGCTGGACATAGCCTCGGACGTCATCGAATAGGTCGATGTACTTCGCCAGCTTCTTCGGTTCGTGGTTGCCCGGGATCAGGACTTTCCGACCCTTCAGTCGGGAAACAGTACGCCGGATATCTACAACCGTGAAGGCGACATCGCCCAAGATATATACTCGATCCTGATCGTTCACACACTCGTTGTACCATCGAATGAGGTCCTCTGTCATTTGTTCGGGGTCGTCCCACGGACGTAGTTTACCGCCGTCTGACTTGGTAAACTTGACGATGTTCTTGTGATAGAAGTGGGGATCAGAATAAACAAAAGTTTTACTCATCTTACCCATACTCCTTCACAATCTGGGCATTGATACGAAACAGTACGATCTTTCTCAAGATCATAAATACCAATTTCACGACCCCATTTACCTTTTGTACGCGTCGCGCCATACTGGGAAGCTATTCGATCTGCGTCAATTTCACTATCTGTTTGATGATAGAAATGCTCCCAGATAGATCCTCCATCTAGGTCTGATCCGCAATGAGGACAGTATCCGTGTTCATTAGATTGGCTCATTGTGTCGTCACGAGTGCGTCTTAGTGTTGGCATTGTCTTTTCCTTAATGAGTACTTGCCCAAGTTAAACCTACTTTCGCTTCACATTCGATCGGCACAGTATAATTGTAATACTCACCGGCAGCAGCAAAGGCATTGCTACACACAACAATAAACCGCTGGACATCTGTAGAAAGGACATCAAACTGGAACTCGTCGTGGATATCTCCTACTTTAATCGCGTCGATCGAAAGTCTACGACACTCGCGCCAGATATTGAGAGCCGCCCTCTTCATGATCCGGTTCTCATCTCCTTGAAGAAGGTATCCGAGTCTGGTGTGCATGTGCTCGACTCGTAGAGGTGTGCCGTCGCAAAGGACAATTCTTCCAGTTCTTTCCACCTGTCTTTTAAGGTTATCAAGTAGACGCCTAAGTCCTGGAAAGTTGTTTGTAAAGCGGCTTTTAAGGTCTCGGCCGTCTTGCGTCGATCCTCCAATGATCTGCCCGACTTTTGCATCTCCTGCTCCCAAGAGGAAGGCATAGATGAAAGTTTTAGCAAGACTTCTTGTTCTAAGACTTCCAATCGTCTGGTTGTAAGTGTGTGGGTCACCGTTGACGACTTCGTGTGCAAACTGTTCATTCCTTAGATGGTGTGCGAGGACTCGGAGCTGGATTCCTTTGGCGTCGACGCCGACCATCCTCCTAGTTCGAGGATCACGCGTCGTCCAGAGATCTCGGGCTTCATAGGTGAAGACGCCTTCAAGACCCAACAGCGGACCATTCTCTCCAGAACGAACACCGGGAATGTTAGCAGTATTAGGGTCGCTATGCCGATACCTGAGAGTATTAGCAAGCCAGAGAGAACCATGAATGCAATGAGTGTCATCGTTATACGCCTCAATCCAAGTATTAATCATATTAGCCCGGGCGTTGATCTCCATCCATTGGGCGATCAGGCGAGGACCTTCTAGTCCAGACTCGACGACGAATCTTTCAAGCGATGGTACAAGTTTACCCTTGCTTGTCGGCTTGGGTCTACCCGTAGGGGTTAGTTCGTCTGGTCCGGGGACCCAACCTGCTGCAAGAAGTTTTTCAACTCTCTGATCTGGGCTTCCAATGTTGAAAGCGACGTCGTCGTAGACGTCATACCCGAGACGATCGCTGTGGATGACTGTAGATTTGTATTGGTTTGAATGGCGCAGATATTGCGCCGACTCTGTCCCATCAGCTTTAAAAGGTCGTCTAAAAGTTCCCACAACTTCTCTGCTTGGAGGCCAGATAAGGTGCACTCGTTCGGCGATTTCGGTTTCGAGCTGTCGGAGTGTTGCGTATAAGACATGGGCGCCTTCGATGTTAAAGTAAAAGCCGTTCTTCTTCTGCTGCTGGACGAGATACCAAGCCATTGTCTCTAGATGGACATTGTCTTCTGAGAAGCCGACTTGTCTCATCCTCTGAACAAGAGCCCGAAAGACAAGCCCACAGAGATGTGCGTCCTGTTGACAGTATCGGATCATCTCATCGGAGAGACGATAGAAGTCGTTGAACTCACCTTTCAAAGAGTTTAGTCGCCGTCCCCAAGCCTCAAGAGAATGCCCTCCCTCCAACGAGGGAAGGAAGAGCATCGACATTACCATAGGATCGCACACGCACGACAAAGGAATCGCCGTACCTACTACTCTATTGAGTACCGGTACGTCATATCCGATGCCATTATAGGCTACAAACTTACAACCGCGCTGCTGTTGATCCTCGAACCATCGTCGAATATCTTCATAGTTTGTAAGCGTGACACTCTCACCAGTTCCGGACTCTGCGCAGACGCACCACACAATCGAAGGTGTAAGGCTATCGGCCTCAATATCAAAGAACCAATAGTTATCTAGATTTGTTGGCAAGTACAATTAAGTCGCCTCCCAATTCTGTAGAAGCAACTCACACTCTCTCTTAGTCATTGTATTTTTCAACTTGTTTGCACGATTAGAAATGATCCTGACATTGCCGGGTATATAGCCGAGAGTGTTATCAATCCGATCGAGAGAAGGTGATTGGTCGTCTCCTCCCCTCCCTTTATTCCTGTTGATCGTAATTGGAATTCCAAAGACCGGGCAGATGTCATTCCATTTTACATCATCTGCTGTAATAGCAAACCTAATAAAACGGCTCTTCGCTCTGCTCTTAGCTTCTACGAGCATTCTCTGAAGACGTTCTTCAGACGAATCAAAAGTTTTCTCGTAAGATTTCCTTGCCCGTCTGAAGTACTGAGACTTATTTCGTTGATACTCAGAACTGTTCTTCACTACGGATACTTCCCCCCGACTCGTATAGACTTGCTTCATCATCACTAAGCTCAGTCAGTCTAGCTGTATCAGCGTTATACCAAAGATACGATGCTGGCCCAGTGTAACCGCAGAAACGATTTTTCTGTACTGTAACCTTCGTGATATTCCTGCGCCACTCATCAATGTCCTGACCGTTTCGTTCAAGACGAATAACGATATTGCTCAACTGTTCAACACCGGCAGTACCGCGAATCTGTCCTTGCCGATTAGTGTGAATTACTGCAATGACCGCAAGGTCTAGCTCAACAGTCATCGTCTTAAGTTTCGTACTGATCTCGTCAAGTTGTTTACGTTCATCACCTGATTGATCCGAGACAACGATGGAGAGGTGATCAAGTACGATATACTTGCACCCAAGCGCCGCCATGTGTCGGACTTTGTCCAATATGGCATCAACACTATTACTCCCGAAATGATCATAGATGACAACACGATCGTTGTTAAGTACGGTATCGAAAGCGGAGCGGAGCTTCTGCTCGTCTCGCTCAGTTGTTGGAAGATGATAGGGCAGAGAGTCATGGATAGACAGGAGTCCAAGGGCGGTATCTCCGTTAGGCTCTTCAAGATGAAGGAAACCAACACCATAGTTATTCTCCTTTACCCGCTCATCCGTCAGCAGAAGGTACTCGATATGCTTCAGGAGAGAGGTTTTACCAACGCCTGTGTCGGCTGTGATGACAACAAGCTCAGAGAGACGCAGACCGAAAGTTTTCTTGTTCAAGCCAGCAAACGGGTAGTCTACTGTGAAGCTTTCCTTTCGGGAGATGATCTCTTCCCACATCTCAGTACCAAGCTTTAAGCCATCAGGTTTGTGTGCCGGAGCCTGCCACCACTCCTTGATGAATACGTCGGCCTTCTTCTTGAGAAGATAGTCGTTGGCGTCCTTAAACTCGCGGAGGTCTAAGACTTTGATCTTCCCAAGAGGAAAGCCGATATTGGCGCACGCCTTCAATGCCCGCTTTCCCGGATCGTCATTGTCAAAACACAGGACGATGTGGTCGAACGAGTTCAGGTACTCGAAGTCTCGGCGGATGTCTGCTTCTGCTGTGGACGCAGAGTGGACAGAAACAGCCGGATACCTATTGCCGGTCATTTGGTAGACAGCTAGCGCATCGTCCTGCCCTTCGGTGACAGTGATAAACTTAGCCGAACCGGCTGGGAAGGCGTGCCGACCGAACAGACCGGCACTTCCCGTCTTACCCTCGGTAGAGAACTGCTTTTGAGGTCGACGGAACTTGTTCGCGACGTGGTTGTTGTTGATGTCGTAGATAGGATACTGGGCCACACCGTCGCGTACGTGGACAGAGTATCGGCGGCAGGTCTCTTGTGTAAAACCCCTTTCAGGGAAGGCAGAGAAGACGGGAGAAATCGGAGTCAGTGACGCAATCTTCTCTTCGATTGCTTGCTCGCGGACAGTAGTTTTGATCTCGTCTGGGGCGAATACGTCACCACAGGAATGACACTTACCTACACCGGAGTCCATAATCGAAAATGCATCAGAAGATTTGCCGCAGGGGCAACAAAGGTGGGCAGCCAATAAATGTACCTAATCATTGATTGTTGGAGAAGGTAGTTGATAGACTGCAACAAGTGACAGATTGCCAGCCTCTTACAGTCTATCATAAGGTTACTAACCTCGCTACCTTATAGTATATTATACCACGTATGGAGAAATTGTCAAGAGGAAAGTTCAACAGACCGCGCAGAATTATTCCAAGTCGTTGATTTCAACAGGGAATAAATTCTCATAGCAAGTCTCGTCATCGTACTCCTCTTCCGTCTCTACTTCCTCATCACCCTCTTCACCAAATGTCTCTGAGATAATACGGAGACACTCGGCACACGGATCCCACGCCATGTAACGAGGATCCCATTGGATTTCGTCGGCTTGTAGTTCTTTATCACAGATATTGCAGCGCATCATTGGAACTCCCGGAAGAATTGTACGTAATCAGTCACGGTACTTCCAGTAATGCCGGGAGCTGAGTTGATTTCGAGGACGTATGCCCTGTCGTCACGGGCATTGAAGACGACGTCTACCGCCCCAAAGTCGAGAGGAAAGCAATCGAAAGCCCGGCAAGCCACATCAATAACACACCGTGGAGGATTGACGTCGGCTCGGGCGTAGATAAACCCGTTCGCGAGGTTGCGAACAGACCAGTCGGGATTTTCATGTCCTAGATTCCTTGCTTTACGCTGCTGCGAGATCACTACTGTCGCTAGGTCGTCGTTGTCGTCTCGCAGTCGACCGACGTGGATCCGATATTCGTCTTGTTTTGGGATATAACGGGTGTAGAGAGGGGCCGGGACGAGTTCGTCTCTTGTATTAGCTATGACGATTCCTTCCCCTGAGTGACCTGCGAGGACGGTTCTACAGACGATTCGTCCTCGTCGTTCGAGGGCGGAATCAGGTATGGAATCCCTGTCTGTCCAGAATTCGGGTATGATATCGGGGGCCACTCCATATACACGCCGGAAGAATTCCAGCTTATTAGACACAGAACGAATAGAACGGCCATTGAGGGCACGATCAAGTAGAGGATGTCCATTTGTATTCCCCCAGTTGATGATGACGTCTCCCGGACGCCCACGGTAACGAGAACCTTCGAGACGGAGGACACGCCCTCCTAGGGCCGTTGCCAGCTCCCGCGCTCCTGCCGAGCCTTGTCGATAAGGAATGACTTTGTATGACATCAGAAGTCACCCCCTGCAATAGAAGGCGGTGTAGGAGTAATGGTCCACATACCTTCTTCTGGAAGATCCGGGCGATTAGTTCTTACGCGCGCCGGAAAAGGTGCCGGACGAGGGGCTGCTTCGTTGAAAGCTTGTCGGACTTGGTTCAGTACATTAACCATATCTTCGTTCGTAGTCGGCGCAGTTGTCTCGAAATCCGCGATGAGAATATCCGGCGTAGCTAGGGGATGATTACGTGCCAGACGAACACCAGCTTCCTGAAGATTTTGTCGCAATTTCGTCTTACGCGGTGTATCATCGAAGGGATGCCTTATCTCCCTCCGATTAATCTGTTCCCTTAGCGCGCCCCACGGAACAAAGAACGCCAACTCTTGGTAGTCACGGAACGAGTCCATACAGACGTCGTCAAAAGCCGTAGAAGCCTCCCTGAAAGCCGTCGAGAACTCTTCGAGATCTTCTCCACAGATCTCTCGAAGGAAGCCTGTGGGCGTCTTCTCAGACGCTCCACGACCGATTTCATCAGGGAGATATCGAATCGCCGTATCACGGAGACGAACGAGGAATCGGGCCCACGAGATTACTCGGTCAGGTTGGGTACAACCGTCGAGAGTTCTGAACTCAAATGAGCCGAAGTTCGAGAACGCAGCGAGATTCAACGCAGAGTACTTCGTCCCGTTGTCCCACATGAATCGACCAGATTCGAGAGACGACCGCCAAGTATCGGGCAGCCAACCGTTCGTGTCCTTCGTAGTAAGACAGAACTGGTTGCTCTTACGGAGGCGCCCGGAATAGTTGACGGCGGCCTGCTCAAACAACCCCCAGAGACAGATCATTGAAGTCAATTCCGAGGGTTTCAACCCTTGGATATTGATATGGATGTGAGTACTTGTCCGGTTAGACGTCCGAATCACGGCTTTCTTCTCGGAGAGAGTCGTGTATAGATGTCGTACCAAACCGTCGACCTCTGGTTCAAAACAAGGCGCGGAGAGGACGTATTCGATCCCTCCACGCAGGGAGTCGTCGCGATGGGTGATCCACATCGCCTCAGATTTCTTCGCCTTGTACTCCATGAGTTGGGAGCCGTTGTACAAGTCACCTTCTAGTTCGATCTCGATACCGATATCACCGGGTGTGCTTCGCTCGATCAGAGGTCGGTTGAGTTTCAGATTTGGTAAAGGAGAAATCGCCGACAATTCTTTCAGGAATTCCATTCATGCCTCCATAATCTCTTGGATACCAAGGCGTTGCTGCAACTCTTCCCTCAAGTAGAGAGTAGAAGGTCCGAGGTAAATACCTTTGTCGGTTACGTTACCGACGTGTCGTTTGTTCTTCCATAGTTGGTTACCTCCGTCATTCCCACGGACGAGGGCGAACTCGTGGTGAATAGCGATTGGTTGAGCTTGTTGGACATGAGAGAGCGCCTCTCGCCAAGACGGGAACTTCCCTAGGACGCTATCGACGTAGTACTTCCCGAAGTACGTAATCAAGTGTTCGTACGAGTGGTCCGATCGGTATATCTGACCCTGCTCGATATTCCAGACTTGGACGTTGCTTCGACAGTGGCCGTGAGTCACAGACCGAGCCGGGACACGGGTAAGCCAATACAATCTCCCGGGGACGTTGACGAAGCCGAGTTTCGGAAGTTCTCGGAAGTCTTTGAACCTGTCGCTTTCGAGATTGACGACGAAGTTAATTCCAGTTTCGAGGTCTTTGACACGGACTTCTCGACCATCGATTGCGCCAAACTTAATAGGCTTGCCGTCGTACATGACGACGGAACTATTCAGGCGTTGATTTGCCTGAGTAAGATCGTGCCAGAACATTACTTTGTCCTTTCTGCGATTGCCTTATCCAAGAGGGAGTGCGGGAACACCCAATTCCACGCCATGTTCTTGTAGATACTGGTAGCGGCTTCGAGAGAACCGTCGATACCTTCTCGGACTTGTTCTTCTGATAGATGAAACCTATCAAAGAGTTTCTTACTCGTCTTGTAGGTTTGGAGATGTGACACAGCGATACAAACCGACCGGGCGACGGCGATACGAGTCGACTTCTGATGAATCCAGATCGACGACGGCGTCCGATATTCAAGACCATAAGGCTTCGGGCGAAATGAACCGGCCTTGCCGTACATCTGACGACGACGATCGTCGGGATCGAGGATACGGCACGGAATACCAAGAAAAAGATCGAGGACTTTGACGATGTCGGCACAGATCGCGATATACTCGGGGTCATCGGTAGGCATGTCTTTCGCCCAACCGAGATGGACATGCCCCCCAGTTGCTCGAAATTGGGCAGAGCCATCAGGTGCAGGATTCTTCTGCTCGGTATAGGCGTTCCAATCAGGATCGCAGCCGAGGACAAGGACTTCTTTCGGAAGATCGGCGAGATAGTCCGGGTCGAAGTCGACAGTAGTCTCTTTCATGAAAGAAGCTCCCGAATTCCCTTCCTTGACGGCGGAATGCAGTTGCTTCATGACATTGACAATACCCTGATTAAACCGCTCGTGCTCACCGATGGGGACTGGGTCGACATTGAACTCAGTCGCGAGACCGTCGACTTGGATCGCACCGCCTTCGACAGGAAAGGGGTCTGTCTTTGTGCCCTTGATGAGATCGTGAGCCGAGATAGGTTTTCCCTTCGACTTGACGAAGATCTCGGGGTCGGCGCCGATTGTGAAGTTAACCATGACGTACCTCTTCGTTATTTGTGATGTCTTTATCACATTCGTTACACACAAAATTCCACTGGTCAATAAACTCGTGGACGTCCTTCAAGTCATTGTCTTGAGATTGACACCAAGCACAGGTACGACCTGTATTGGCAGCGAAATCGAACTCCGACCACTCAGCGCCGGTCTTTCTGTCGGTGATATACCAAACGTCTCCGAACTTCCGAAGGTCGATATTCGGAGAGATATCAGCCGAGCCACTTCGATATCGCTGAAGACGCTCGTTTGATTGCCCTCCTTTGTTGGTTGTACGAGAGCCGATCAAAGTTAATACGGGACGGGAGGAAGAACTCTTGGCAGACTTCGTCGTAGAACTCGATGCCGTCGGAGAAACCGAGGACGTTACTGAGACCGTCCGAGAGGCGTCGGAGGTATCCCGAGTAGTTATCACCTCGCTCTGCGGCTTTGAGCTGGGCTTTGATAGACCGCTCGGAGGCTCGAGCGGTGCCGTGATCCCGGGGAGTTTCCCTAGGGCGTCGTCTATCCGAGTCCCAAGCTTTTCCAGAAGATATCGAGGAGTGCCTTCCCGAAAAGGGCTGGCGACGCCGCTCCCTCCTGTGACTTCTGGACCTGACGATCCTTGCCTTCGCCAGTGGGTGTTAGAGTACGTAGTCGTACCCGTAAAATTTCCGGCACGCTTAGCCCCTTCGATAGTCTTTGGCGCCGTAGCCTTGAAACCGTCGGCTTTGCTGACTTCGAACGACCAGAGTTCGTTCTCGGCCAATCTACAAGTATCGAAGCCTGTGTCGAGTTCGGCAAGCTTGATCTGGCGTCCGACGACGCCGTGCAACATCCAGGGTTCAGACGCCCAGAACATCGTCTTCTTGTCGACAGACCAAGCGAAATGGAGAGGGCGTTCGTCATTTCGGAGGAAATTCAAAGTGTTATTCCGACGATCCCACCAGTTCAACGTCCAAGCCCCGGCGACTTCAGGGATGACTTCTTCGACGCTACGTTCACTGATCTGGGAGAGAAGCCAGTCGCTGTCGACTTTGAACCCGTCGGCAGATTTGTCCCGACGCCAGCCGAATTCGAGAGTTCCGTTATGGACCCCGATGATATTCTCGTGATCGAATGGGTGGGCGTTCTGGTGGGTATTCTCGCCTACCGTTTTCGACCGACAGTGGCCAATCAGAATCTTGCTGTTGTATCGATCGACTGCACGATCCCAAGACTTCAGTTCGAAGAGCCGGTCAGGCGTTCCCACCGTCTTGGCCCATCCTACCGAGTTGTCCATGCCAATGCTGATCGCACCCGTGGCGTCACGGCCACGAACCTGACAGGCGATGAGCATGTCCTTGAAGACTTCTCTTTCTTTGACGTTTATATTGCCAGCAAGACCGACTATCCCGCACATTATCATTTCCTTTCAAATAGTTAGCAAAGTCAAGCCACTTTTCGTTCACGTGGATTGACTGCGAACCAATCTGTCATGACGGCTTCGAGCTTTGTCATCGTCCACGAACGATACTCGGGAGTGCCGATTTCGGGATGACCTTGGACAAAGAAGCACGGCGTATCCGGGTAATAACCCGCCTCGATTTCGAGTTCGGTATGGCCGTCAGTGAGAAGGATTTCAGTATTCTCGGCTTTGAACCGCTTCGAGACCTGTCGGGTCGTACACGCGACGACGACGAGTCGGTTATTATTCCGAAGCATTTGGTGATGGATACTTGTCGCCATCACGACTTGGCCGGTTTCGAGGTCGGCGATGGTGTGTTCGTGACCGTGGTTGCCGACGTCTTGCCAGAGGCGACCGTTGTTCATGGCGTGAAGGAATTGGGCGCCACGACAGATACCGAACATGAACTTGTTCTTTTCGACGCAGTGGTGATAGACTTTGACTTCGAAGGCGTCACGTTCCTCGGACCACCCATACGTCCCGGCGGGCTTCTCGTTATACAACGAGGGATTGATGTCGGAACCACCAGAAAAGACGATAATGTCGGCTTCTTCGTAGGTCCGCGCAGGATAACAACCTGCCTCGATCATGAGCGCCCGGATACTTCCCGTAAATGCCCCGTCAGTTACGTACACCGACTGCCCGAGCGAAGGCATTACCGTGCTCTTGTACGGCGTCAACGACTCCGACACTCGTTTGGCATACAGTTTCGCCAGCGGGTCTTGAAGGGGTCGGGAAGGAGCTTCGCTCTGCGGGGATTCGGTCTTTATTGACCGAGTAGTAGACGTCAAGGAGGAAGGGGAGGGCGTGGTCATTGAATTCGTTCCTTCTGAAGTATCTTGTGTTGCTTGCAGACTTCGTATCGAAAGGAGAGAGAGAACGTTTCACTCCTCGATTCTTCATGATCTCGGCTTCTCGGGCGGCGAATGCAACAGAGAGCCAGTTGAGGCCTTCTTTTGCACACGCGCCAGTCTTCTCCCAGACGTAGACGCCGCCGTTATAATTCGTAGGATTTACGGTGGGGCGGTTATCCGAATTGTGTTGATAAGCGACGGCATTCTCGGAAAAGAAATTCCTCAACCCGTCGACGGATAGATAAGACACGAGCGAATGACTGGACCGGAAGCCGACATTCATCGTATCCGGTAGGTGGTCACGAAACATCGTCGTACTCGTGACAACGAGTAGTGCCACAAGAGGCGGAACGCCGCGAGAGATGAAGTCCTTGAAAGAAGCCTCCATAGACGAACCGAAATTATCTCCAGTCGACCGACAGAAGATGTTGAGACAGTTCTGGAAGGGATACCAGAGATCGCCAGTGATCGCGATGAAGCCGTCTTCGGCGTATGTGTCGCGATTGAGAACAAATCGCCCGAAAGGCGAACCCTTGACGAAATAGTCATAGGCGGAGGGCAGGACCTCGTAGTCGATACCTGTGGCGCACATATCGAACCTGCCATTGCCTTGGAGACGACCGTGACAGGGCTCCTTCGTCAACGTCTGTAGATAGACTTTTCCACAGGCGTCCCTCCGGGCCACCGAAAATCGAATACCTGACGTCCGCAGGTACTTTAGATCAACCGCTGACTTCCGAAGCATTTCAAGACCTTCGAGACCCTTCTCAGGATCGAAGGGAATCTCACTGACGAGCATAGGTTTTCTCCGTATGAGAGTTCGAGCAGTTTAACTCGCCACGAGAGTAGCGAGGGGACGACATGCTCAGGTCGCCCTGTAGTGTCAGCGAGTCGCAACCGCCTACTTCTACAAAGAAGCTAGATTACGCGGCGATAAACATCTCTTCAGATTCGGAAACACCATCGGTCGTCACGATATCGACACGGACATACTGGCGGACACGAGACCAACGCTGACGAGCCTGTTCTTCGGTAGTAAAAGGCCCTTCACGAGTCCCTCCACGACGGATGGCGTAGTATTCCGTCCTGCGTTCGACGACAGGGGCCCGCTCTTCAACAGCCCCGGATTGTGCCTCAATGACAGGCAGGGGATCTTCGTCTCGGGCTTCGGGGGTCTGCGAAGTGTCCCAGACAAAGCGGTTCATTGGAAAAGTACACTCGGGTTCTTGGCTATTTTCCCAACGAACACAAATATACACATTGGTAGCATAAACGATTACGCCGACGAGATTGTGCCAGCGGGGCGATGACACCGGAAGGTGATGTCGATACTGGACACGAAGACCGACACGGGCGATGTCTGTCGTGAGATATTCTTCCGACCAGACGGTTTCCTGAGGAGTTTCTACCGCTTCTGGTTCAGGAGCAGGGGCGGGGGCGACTTCTCGGACGATATTCCTGATGCCGCGACGGTTGTTATTGCCATGAAACCTGCCGTCTGTCAGTTGATACCACCACGTGCCGACGGCCGCACATTGAACACGGACAAGCCATCCGTCGAGTGCCCAACTTCGAATATCAAGGACAGAAGCAGGCGTTCCGTCCGTCATCTCGACGATGTCATCGGGATGGTTTACCCAGTCTGCCGGAATACGGATAGCGCCTGTCTGAGGCCACGGAGTCTCTCCATTCGTCGGAGCAGCGACAGGAGCAGCAGTGACAACAGGCGGCCACCACGTAAGACCTTCGAGAGGTTCCCGCGTCACGACGCGGTGAAAGACGTTGCAGTAATGCTGTGTATTGCTGTTCTGGAAACGGGTATGGAGAGTAAAGCCGTGTCCGGCGAGGATGGCGGCCCAACCACCGGCGTCACGGACTGCGCGGGTGACCCGCCTGTCACCTTCTTCACGAGGGTCGAGCTGCCGATCGGTCAGGACGGCTTCGAGGAGACGATTCCCCGGCGTTCCGTGATCGTGTCCGGTGTCGTGTAGCTGGATGATCTCGGCGAGATCGTCTGGTGTGGCGTTGTCGAAGCCGTAGACGTGAGAGATGCCGCAACAATGGGCGCCATGACGTTCGTATTCCATTGATGTTTCCTTTCGTTAAGCGAGTTCGCTCGCGTTCTGTTTACGCCGATATTGGGAGCGTAGAGATACCGGCAAGTTTGGACAAAGCAATACCCGAAGTACGTCAGGTACAGACATCCAAGCCCGACGAGGAATGGGGTTGGCATTTCTCAGCTTCCTTGTCAGGATTGAGATGTAGGGCGTGGAGAGCAGAGAGACAGCGGGCCTTGACGGCAGTCTTGTCTCCGGGATTGAAGAAGCAGAAGAGAAGGCAATCGACTGCCACCCTCTGCTGACGTTCTGTGAGGTTCATTTAGCGCTCCTACCAAGGATTGAGAATGAGTGTGAAAGGTCCGAACGAATACCAGAAAACGTCTGCTTCAGGATGTTGCCAACAAGGACGAAACCAATCGCGCAGACGGACGTTCAAGTACAGTCCCTTGAAGATCCTGCGGATACCGTAGTACTGTTGGAAAGGAGAAACGTCAGGATCGTTTTTGGACATCCTTTGTTTCCATCTGTCGTACCAACAACAGATATCTGTCTGATATTGCCGCACTTGCGTACGATAGATAAAATCTCCAAAAAGTACAAACAGAATATAGTGTTCGAACCATTTCATCGCCTGTACCTCCTAGGTGTTATCAACCTCGCTATCTATATAGATATTTTACCACGTCCTGAGAATTTGTCAAGAGGAAAATGATAACCCCTTGAAAACATTACAGGACGTGGTGCGCGGTCGAGATGTTTCTCTGTCAGGATTCTGCGCGTCAAGGCTGGCGAGAGCCGGGAGCCTTTCCCAGAGGTTTCTGGTCGAAATGAAGAGTCCGTCGTTCAAGTCGACGAAGCACCCGGCGCATCGTACGACCACCGGGATGGGTCTTTCCCGGTCTCGTTCGAGGAGTTTCTGCGACAAGACCTCCGTCATTACGGAGATTTGTTCCATGTTTGCCGAGACCATGGTCTTCACGATCTTTGACGTTGTAGCCAAAATCCCGAAGCGTCTTCGGTGTCGCGTATGAAAGAAAGCCCATTTTTACCTCCAGAAGAAGTGATACGAGAAGATGATGAGGCAACCAAAAGTTGTGCCAAAGACGGCACCGAGGATTGCGTCGACGACGAGAGCCCTCACGGGATGAAGTCGACTTTGATGTCGTAGTACCTGTCGTCGACATCAAGGGTTGTGACCTTCAAAGCCTCATAGGCGAGTCCGACGAAGGTCAAGGTATAGATGATTCCGATTGCGATCATAACGGCCTCCGTAGTTGACGGATGAGTTTGTAGAACGTCCCGTCTTTGGTTCCGGCGCGGTCTGAGGGACTCTCAAGAGTGTGCCGCCGCGACGATATCCTGAATTAAGCCGGCGCAAAGCCTCGGGCATAAGTCGTTTGAGAACTAACCCATCTGGACTCGTTCAGGATTATCTGGATTGATTCGATAGGCTTTTACGTCAAGGTCGTGTTTGACGGAGAGAGTCTTTTGGATGAATGAGAGATGACGTCGGAGGCCTTCGTCGGTGGCGACCCCCTGATCGATCAGAGATTGTCGGAGAGAGAAATGTTTCATGACGACCACAACCGCAACCACGACCCCGACCCCGACCGCGACCACGACCACGACCCCGACCCCGACCACGACCCCGACCCCGACCCCGACCACGACCACGACCGCGACCGCGCCCCCGACCGCGACCCCGACCGCGACCGCGACCCCGACCCTGACCGCACCCATCTCTGTCTTGCTGGTCTCATTTGAGTTCTCCGAAGGACTCGATAGCAGAGGTCTGGAGGTATAGTTGGTTCGGAAGTTTCTGGGCGTCCTTCCATTCTTTCGTGTTGAACGGACCAGTCTCGTAGACAATCGACGGATCGGTCAGAAGGACACAGGTGTCGTTGACGCCTTCGAGCGTACCCGTGTAGATATAGTTCATGCAAAAGAACGTCACACGACGACCAAGAAGAGAGATAAGGCCTTCGTTGGCGACTTCGACGACTTCAACAGTGACAGCTTTTTTCATGGTAAGACTCCTTTGTTGCAGATTAGCAGAGTAGGAAAGTTGTTATGTTGTCTCCGACCGCGACCCCGACCGCGACCGCGACCACAACCCTGACCCCGCCCACGACCGCGACCCCGACCGCGACCACGACCGCGGCCGCGACCCCGACCCCGACCACGACCGCGACCGCGACCCCGACCGCGACCGCGACCCCGACCGCGACCCCGACCGCGACCACGACCGCGACCACGACCGCGACCGCACCCATCTCTGTCTTGCTGGTCTCATGTCAGGAGACCTTCTTCTTGGGAAAAGACTTCGGGTCGATACCGATGAGTTCACAGACGGTGTGCCGAAGTGCGTGTTGTGTCAAAAGAGGTAGCGAGCGGTACGACGACCCCGAAGGAATTTCGACACGCTCTGCTGTTTTACCGGTTCCACGAACGATAATCATGACGATGACTCCTTACGTGTTGTACCAGAGAGGTTTTCTCCAGTAAATTGTCAAGGGGAAGATGTCGACGATGAGGACACGCTCCGTCTGGAGAAAGCCGACACGCCACATCAGAGGATGATGCCATATCCGAAAGGACAGACGAGGTGAGAGCGGAACGTAGGTGTTCTTGAACATTTGTGCCACTTTCTTTCTCTCTATCTCTTCAAGACGAAGTCTACTTCTTACCCCTACGGGCGGCGAGCTTGCGAAGACGGTCGCGGAAAGCGATTTCCCGACGAGCCGAAGTCACGGCATCGACCTTCCCCGGATAATGCGGGGAAGGTCGATGCCAAAGACTTGTTCGAGACCACGGACACCCATGGCGGCTTGTTTGCGGCGGCGACGTGCGGTGCGAGCAACAGACATTTCTTCACTCCATATGTCTCTAAAGGAAGGACAAAAGGCAGTTTTAAGACTTGCCTAGGTCTGTCCGATTAAGCCGCGATGGCCGGACGGATATCCGACAGACCGTCGGCAGGGGCGGGCGCGGGCGTTTCGATCTTGTCCGTGTCATTTTCAGCCGAGGCGGGCGTTTCGACACGCTCGAATGTCAGGCCCGAAAGCTTGACGACCATGGCCTTGGCCGAAGGGACGTCTTCGGGCTTGATCTTGTCATCAGCGATTTTCTTTTCGATCGTGCTCGAAAGACGGGATACGAGAGCAAGAAGTTTCTTCCAATCATATTCTTCCTGCGACCGCTTTTCTTCGACGACTTCCCAGAAGGGAATCGTGTTCGCCGCCTCGATATCCCACCACGTGAGTTTTTCGAGATTGCCGTCGGCTTTTTGTTCCGCCGTCATTTCTTCACGAACGAGCGCCTTGTATTTCGGATCGTATTCGCACTTGCCGGACTGTTCGACGACACGGATGGGCGTGAACTTCTTGAACCACGCGATCATTTGCGTGCCCCACGAGCCGGGCATGGCACGGACGAGCTCGATGGCGAGTGTGCAATCACCCGTGCCCGAACAGTCCGTGATGTCTGCCGGAGCGGCATGACGAAAGATCATCATGCCGATTTCGTGGGCGTGTTGGCGCAGGGCGTCGCGCGATGTCGTGAACTTCGCAATCTGCGCAACGATTTGTTTTTTCGTAATCTTAGTCATAGGTTTATCCTTCACAGAAGGTGGACCATACCACCGAATGCCCCTGTAGTTGTTGATTAGACAAAACCCCTTGCCTTGCGGGCGAGGGCACGTTCGGCACGTTCTTTGTCAAGCCGACGCTTGTCGACTTCCGATATTGCCGCTTGCCGCTGGTGGAAGTTGTATCGGCCTTTGTTCTTACGCTTGCCATTCAAGGCCGACTTGCTCTTGTGGAGCTTGGCGAGGTATTCCTTTTCGGCTTGGGTGAGGAAGGGTCCAGTGTCTTCGACTTCGATGATTTTGGCAGGGATGAAATGCCTCTTGCCGCCTCTTGTCTCGACACGGCCAAGTCTCTCTCGGACTCGTGTTTGCGGAGATACGCGAGTATACGTCGGATATTCTTGGGATGAGTAAGCCATGCGTTGCTTCCCTACTGTGTTGGGACAGGGGCAACCGCTGATATGGTCCGTAGACCTGCCTAGTCTCGCTCCCTATCACTAGGGCCGCCCTACTCACTCGTAACAGTCTCGAAAGACTGCCAGTAGCTTTTGAGCCGACTAGGCTACGTGGCGTCATTCGGGGGGCTTATTCCCGTTGCCAACGTAAGGGACGTTGTAAGTGCCACACGGTATTTCACCGACAAGGCCCGTTGCTAGCAGACCTTGCGCACCTTAGGCTTTGCGTGATGATACCAGTCCTTTCGACCCTGATACCAGAGCGACGCCACAAGCCCGCCGTTTGGAGCATGACCTAGGTATTCTGTCCTACTTCCCTTAGACGTTGCCGCCTTCGGCAAGAGACCAACCCGTGTGGCCATTCCTGATGTCACAGAGCAAGCTCTGCTCGTGTTTTGACCCACGCAAGACATGACATAGCCATGTCAAGCACGATCAAGTGACCGGAGAACTAGAGCCGTGGTCCATCCGAGCCGGGCCGTCTCTCGATGTCCCCAGCTTACTCCCCTCTGCCGGGTAATCAACCAAAATCTTTCGTTTGTTTTCAATGGGTTATTAAGTAGCATTCTGCAACCTACCGGAACAGACAGAGAACAAACGCCGTGTTCCCTGTTCGGCCCCTGTTCGGTCATGGTTTGTTCTCTTCCGTGTCGCGGGCCAAGACTCCCGCGCGTAGTTCCCGGTGTGTTCTGGGAATGTTCACGTTGCGTTCAGGCCGGTCGGGGGGGGGGCATGGGACGGGGTTGGTATACGATCGCTATCCAGACCCTCTCGTTTGTTCTACAAAAAATTCAACATTCGAGATTTGCCATTTTAAGCCCCGTACAGCGCAGGAGACCCCTCGAAGCTACCCCAATCGCCCCCGGACCCTTGTTTCGTCTCTAAGGTACCTTAAAATCGATTTTAGAGGCTATTGACAACTAGGGCTCACGTTGTTCGCCCCAGGACGCAAAGATACCTGCCTGATATAAACTTTCTTTCTGTCTTTGATTTTTTCTCTTGACAAAACCTTCTTTCTATGATACCCTATATACTATTATATAATATATAATATCTACTAGATAGATTCTAGATATCCTCTAAGTAGCTATCTACTGTTAACTGTTAACTGTTATTATCTAATATCTATCTAGAGGATATCTAGAGACTATTTTAAGACTATTTTAAGACTATTTTAAGACTATCTTGATATATCCTGATATTATAAGACTAACCCTTTTCTTTCATTTAAAAACAACAACATAGAGAGTTTTCTTTCCCGTCCTATTAAAATACTGCTTGACAGAAACACCGAATCGTGGTATAATATGTTATAGGATAGGGAAGTTCTTATCTAAGAAGGATTACAATGGCTAATTGGATTGCTAAAGCAACAAAAAACAAAGGCGGTCTTCACAAATCTCTTGGGATTCCTCAAGGGAAGAAGATTCCTGCGTCCAAGATTGAGAAGGCCGCCTCGAAGGGTGGCAAAGTAGGCAAGCAGGCACGTCTTGCAGAAACTCTTTCAAAGATGAAGAAATAATGGCTAAAATGTCACCCACTAAATCCCTCTCAGCGGGTATGAAGAAGCAGACGCCGAAACCTTCAGGCGCTCTTGGTCTTATCACTGGTCCTTCAATCGGGCAATCAATTCCGAAACCTAAATCTGTCAAGGTCCAGAAGAAGCCTCGTAACGGGCCTTCGAGTAAAAAACAGAAATACTAAGGAAATCATGGCCTACCTTCGCAAAGGTGACCCCATCCCTACAAAAGGCAAGGGATCAAAACTATCCGCCCTCCAACTGGCCTTCATTGATGAATACTTCGTCGACCTCAACGCCAGCAAGGCAGTCCTTCGTGCTGGTTACAAGACGAATAATCCTAACAGGGTGGCTACAGAACTCCTCAACCATCCACTTGTCCTTCGTGAAATCGAAAGTCGGCAGACTGCGCGTCGCGAACGACTCGAACTCTCTGCTGATTACGTAATCCACAAGCTCATCGACATCGTCGAAAGCACGGACAAGAATAACCCGCAAGCCGCTTTACGAGGTCTTGAACTTCTCGGTAAACACCTCGGCTTGTACCGAGACAGACAGGAAATCTCAGGCCCCGATGGAAATGCAATCGAATATGAACAGCGAGTCCGAGAAGACACAGATGCTGTCGAAAGCGCAATTGCTCGCCTCTCTATCCCCGGAAGAACGGGAAACGTGGTTAGCATCTCTGACAGAAAAGCAGAAGGCTGATCTTCGCTGGAAATGGGACTTCTGGGCGCGTCCTAACCAACTCGAACCAGAAGGTGATTGGAATACATGGTTGATCCTTGCGGGTCGTGGATTTGGGAAGACAAGAATTGGCTCTGAGACGATCAGAAAATGGGCGTGCGGCGATACTCCACTTGCCAAAGGGAGATACTCTAGAATCGCCCTCGTGGCTGAAACAGCCGCTGACGCCCGAGACGTTATGGTCCTTGGTGAGTCAGGTATCCTCGCCTGCCATCCCCGAGACTTTCGTCCTGAATGGTCCCCTACAAACCGACGACTGACGTGGCCTAATGGCGCCATGGCTTGGGTCTATAATGGCACCGAACCTGACCAGCTCCGTGGTCCTCAACATGACGCCGCGTGGGTAGATGAACTCGCTAAATTCCAGTATCTCCAACAGACTTGGGATCAGCTTCAGTTCGGCCTTCGTCTTGGATCACATCCTAAGGCCATCGTCACTACGACGCCCCAGCCCAAACCTCTAATCAAGAAACTCGTCCTTGATACAGACACTTACGTCACAAGAGGTTCTACCTTCGATAACGCCGGTAACCTCGCAAAACCCTTCCTAAAGCAGATTCAAGACAGATATGGTGGTACCAGACTTGGCAGACAAGAACTTGAAGGCGAGATTCTTAACGACATTCCGGGTGCTCTCTGGCATCGTGAAAACATCGATTCGAATCGTGTCTACGAAGTTCCAGAAGACCTCATCCGAGTCCTCGTGGCCGTCGACCCTTCTACCTCTTCTAACGAAGGTTCAGACGAGACAGGGATTGTCGTCGTCGGACTTGCTCGCGATAAAGACGGCTACGGAAGAGGCTATATCCTTGAAGACGGAAGTCTTCGCGGAACTCCAGAAGAGTGGGCTCGTCGAGCCGTCTCTCTCTATAGAAAGTGGGAAGCAGACAAAATCGTCGCAGAAAAAAATCAAGGCGGTGAAATGGTTTCCTCTGTTATTCGTTCTGTCGACAGGTCTGTTCCTATTTCTCTTGTCCATGCTTCACGCGGGAAAGTAATCCGGGCAGAACCTATTTCGGCTCTCTATGAACAGAATCGCATCCACCACGTCGGCCAGTTCGACAAACTCGAAGACCAGATGTGTATCTTCTCAATCGACAACATGCGCTCTGAGTCGTCTGGTTCTCCAGACCGTGTCGATGCCCTCGTATGGGGCTTGACTGAAATCTTCGACAAGATCACAGGTCGTAGGCGGGTAGAAAAAGATCAGACCGGCGTCATCAAAGGCGGCGCCAGAGAAACTTACCGCGAATACGGCGAAGACAGTCCTCTAATTTGGATGGCAGGATGAATACGGACGAATTTGACGTCTCCGGTCAGAAGGATCGGGATGACGACAAGAAAGTAAAAACTAAAGACTTCAAGCAGATTGATACACTCTATTACGACGACGACGTCAAAAAAGACTACGTCCCGGAAGGTTTCAAGACTGTAGAAGATTTCCTCTCTGACATGCGGGAAGAGTACCAACTCGATCTCGACGGAGACCGGATCAATCGTGAAGCGGCTATTGATGACAAGAAATTCTCGGCCGGTGAACAATGGGACCCTGTAGTCCTCCAGCATCGTAAAGGCCTCCCCTGCCTCGTCATTAACTCTGTTCCACAGTTCACTGCCCAACTCGTAGGAGATTGGCGTGAAAACAAAATCGGGATCAAAGTCGTTCCTTGTGGAGACGGCGATGAAGACATCGCAGAGATCCGTGGTGACCTCATCAGAGCAATCCAGACTCAGTGTCGAGCCGAACGAGTTTACAACAACGCCTTCGAGTCCATGGTCCAATGTGGTGACGGGGCTTTCCGTGTCGCCGTCCGCTATTCCCGGAACGACGTCTTTGACCAAGACATCACCATCGAACCTATCGATGACGCTCTCGCTTGCGTCTGGGATCGTTTTTCTGTAGATCCGACCGGAAGGGATGCTCGGCATGTATTTGTCGACGACAATCTTTCGCGTAAAGAATTCGACCGGAAATGGCCGAAGGATAACCCTTCGAACCTCTCGATCGACTATCGGAACTCGCTTTACTCTGGTGGCTGGCTCTCAGACGAAGGCGTAAAAGTGACAGAATACTGGCGTATGATTGAACGACAGAGACTCCTCGCGATGTTCTCTGACGGCACAATCCATATCCTAGACAAGCAAAATCTTGAAGACCTGATCGCAAAACATGGGCAACCGGCTAGGACCAGAATGGCGCCGGTCACATACGCCCAGTTGCATCTTGTGACAGGCTTCTCGATTCTCTCTGGCCCTCATGAATACATGTTGAACCGCGTCCCGATTATTCGTATGACGGGCCGTATGGTCAACGTCAACGGTCGGCGAGTCCGCTTCGGTCTTGTCCGATTCATGAAGGACGCCGTCCGGCTTAAGAACTTCTGGCGATCTGTCGCAGCCGAACAGCTCGGTTATGCCCCGAAGGCCCAGTGGATCGCCACGGCGTCTGCCGTAGAAGGCCGAGAAGACACTCTCAGGAAGGCTCATCTCACCCGAGATCCTCTCCTTGTTGTCAACGACGAAGCCATCATAGGTCAGAATCTCCAAAGGCTGGAACCTCCTGCTCCGCAGGCAGCACTTCTCCAAGAGGCAAACGTCAACTCTCAGGATATGAAAGATATCACTGGGATTCAGGACGCGTCTCTTGGTATTCGTAGTAATGAAACGTCTGGTCGCGCAATTAACGCCCGCCAACGTGAAGGCGACATCGCTTCCTTGACTTACTACGACAACGGTAATGCCTCTGTCCTTGAAGCAGGTGACGTCATCAATCAATTGATTTCCCAAGTCTACGATGGCACGCGAATCATCCGCGTCGTCGGTGAAGACGAAGCAGTGAAGTTCACTAAGATCAATGATCCCAACGATCCTCACTCGCCGGATCTTGCCATAGGTAACTATGACATCGCAATGACTTCGGGTACTACTTATACTACACGGCGTGTCGAGGCTGCACAAGCCATGATGGATGCCGTCCAAGTATGGCCTCAGCTTCTTCAGGTCGCAGGCGATCTAGTTGCTAAGGCACAGGACTGGCCGGGAGCTGACAAGTTGGCAGATCGTCTCAAGAAGACTATTCCGCCCCAGTTCCTCGACGATAACGACAAGGACAAGCAGCAACCTCAGATGACTCCTCAAGAGCTTCAACAGCTCCAGATGGAAGTCCATGCGTTGCTACAAGAAAATCAGCAGTTGAAGGCTGACAAGACTATTGACTTCATGAAAGTCCAAGTCGAGTCGTATAACGCCGAGACTAAGAGGATTGCCGCCTTGTCGGATAACGCGGTCGACGCGAATAGTCTTGAACTTCAAGGGATCAAGCATATTCTCGACCACTCCATAGATATTCAAACCCTTGAACAAGCTTCGAGCGCAGCCGCACAGTCCGCATCGGCTTCGAACAACTCGCAATAAAGCGGCATCGGTATAAGGACCGTTAAAACTTATGTCTGAAGAAAACACTATCCCAGCAGATACTGATGATCTCGATGCATTCGAGACTCTGATGTTTCCAAAACCTCAAGAAGAGCCGGTCGCGACGGAAGTTCCTGAGGTAGAAGAAGGGGTAGCTGAACCTGCTCCTGACGAACCTGTCGAGCCGGAAACCCCTGAGGAAGAGCCTCAACCGGAAGACAAGCCAGTCGGCAAAAAGAAGAACAGTTTTCAGGAGCGTATTGACGAGCTTACTGAAAAACGCAAAGACGCCGAAAGGGCTGCCGAGGCTGAACGTCTCGAAAAAGAAGCCCTCATCAAGCGCCTTGACGCACTTGAAAAGCTCGCCAAATCTAAAGAACCAGAAGCACCAGTAACACCCCCCGTCGTAGAAGGCCCGTCTCCTGACGAAGTCCTTGCCGACGGTACTCCTAAATACCCTCTTGGGGAATTCGATCCTAGTTACATTCGCGACTTGACGCGCCACACCATCAAGCAGGAACGAGAAGCCTCAGAGCGAGAATACCAGCAGAAGGCCGAGATTGCAAAAGCCCAACAAGAGGAACAAGCTCTTGTTCAGACTTGGTCTGCGAAAGTCGAGGAAGTCGTCGAAAAGACGTATCCTGACTTCGTAGAAAAAACCAGTACTCTTACAGGTGCTTTTCAAAACATCGACCAGAACTACGGTAACTTCCTCGCCAAAGAGATTATGCAGATGGAGTATGGTACGGATGTTCTTTATCATTTGGCCAATAACCTCGACGAAGCCAAAGCCATTGTGGCTAGCGGACCAGCAAACGCCCTCCGCAGGTTGGGTCGTCTAGAGGCACGCTTCGCCCTTCAGTCAGAAGAGGGCGCAGCAAAGAAACTCCGAGTGTCAGCAACTCCTGAGCCGCCGCCAGTCCTTAACAAAGGCAAGGCTTCGGTAAACGAGATTCCTGACGATACCGATGACCTCGACGCTTTCGAACAGAAATTCTTTAAACGAAAGCGTTAAACTAGGAATTTAATACATGACTACTGTGACTGTCGATCAGGCCAAACTTGTTCTCAATGCTTTTGCCGCGACTTTTCAGAATAACCTCATTTCGAAAGACCTCGTGACTTGGAAAAAGTACGACAGCGAAATGAACGACCGAAATGCCTTGACCGTGGTCGAGCAGGTTGGCCCCCGCTATAAAGTCACTCACACGACTGCTGGCGTCCAAGACCTTACTTCGGGTACCCAAGACTCCGTCTTTGGTTCCGAACAGTTCAAAGTCCAAGACATCTTCGGGTCGAGCATGGGCTGGGACGACTTCGTTCGTGTCCGTGACTTGGGTGATGCCCGTGAGTCGGAAGCGATCAAGAATGCCGCTCTTAACCTCGCTGAACAGATCGACGCCTACATCCTCTCGGTCGCTGCCACTGCTCCAAATGACGTCATTGGTACGCCGGGTAACCCCGTCGACACTATTGACGACATCAATCAGGCTTATATCCGGCTGAAAGAACTTGGTGTCGAAGACACCGATCTCCGCGCCGTCATGCCTTATAGTGACTCGGCTACTCTCGCGACGAGCATCATCGGGCAGGCCTCGCTTGTTGATATCGCATCTGGTATCTACCGTCAGGGCTTCAACGGCAGTGTCGCAGGTATCCCGACGCTGTTTACCCAACAGCTTCCGTCGTGGTCTGCTGGTTCTCGCTCGGGCGGTACGTTGAATGGCGCTAACCAGAACGTCGACTACGCCTCGGTTGCTGTCTCGGGCGCCCCCGGCCAGTATATGTCGCAGACGATTATTCTTACCGGCGTCGGCGCTGGCGCGACTCTCGTAGATGGCGATGTCTTTACGATTGCTGGCGTCTATGCCTACGACAACCGTGCTCAGAAGGCTCTGACGTGGCTGCAACAGTTCCGGGTAATCGGTAACTACACTGCTGACGGTTCGGGTAACGTCACTCCGCGTATCTTCCCGGCGATTATCGTCCCCGGTGTTGGTTCGACGACTAGCAACCAGAATGTGAATACCGCACATGCTACCTGTTCGGCTGTTCCGACTACGAACGCCTCTCTGACTTGGAAGCACACGGCGAGTACGGCGTATACGCCCCGACTGATTGCTAACAAAGAAGCCATTCAGGTCAACACCGCCGACCTCATCATGCCTGCTACTGGTATCGCGATGCGCAAGTCGCTGACCAAGATCCCGGTCTCGGTCCGTATGTGGAGGAACTCGAACTTCAACACGGGTCATCACGACGTCCGATTCGACGTAGTCCTTTCGGCTAACGTCCGCGATCGCCGTCGCGCCATCCGGTTCTACGGTCAGTAATTTAAATGCTGCCGGCCTCTGCCATGACGGTACGCCGGCAGCCTCTTAGGAGACAACAATGTTTGTACAAGAAAGATACACTCCTCAGGTCGTCGCGGCAAACACGACTGTCCCCTTGGGTAACTCGATTGCTGGATTTGTTTGCACGAGTAGCGGTACAATTACAATCGTCAATTCCGTCGGTGTAACTCTGTTATCCGCCTTCCCTGTGACTGGCGGCCAAATCTATTCTTTTCCGTGGTATTTAGGTACTTCTGGTAAGTCGACATTCACGACTGCTGGTGGAGCCGCCGGTGTTCTAGGTGTATAATGACATATAAGTTTGGGACATTTGGTAATAGCGGTTTTAGTCTTTTGACTATTTCGACAACTGGTTCTTACTCGTTGGATTTTACACAAGCCGCGAATAGCCAATACATCGCCATTATTTTTTAAGGACTAAAGTATGCCTTTTCCTACAGTTACAGTTACACCGGGCAGCGGCCAGACTGTTAACACCCTACCAAACGCAGGACAGGCTACTTCGGCCAATAGCCTTCCCGTAGTCTTGGCGTCTGACCAGTCAAGTATTCCTGTTACTGGTACTTTCTACCAAGCTACACAACCTGTATCGATTGCTAGTGGTTCAATCGCGAACACTGCTTTCGGTATCTCCGGCACCCTTCCTGCTTTTGCGAGTACTCCGACAGTCAATATCGGAACGGCTCCGTCGATCGCGGTCACGGGCACGTTCTGGCAGACCACGCAACCAGTTTCGTTTTCGAGTACCCAAGGCGTCAACCCCGACAACGTGACCGATGGCGCAACGCAAATCATCAATGGCGCGTCTCTCGGTACGAACGCGATTGCCTTCACGCAAAACATGCAGGGCTATTCGAGCTTTGAAGTGCAGTGTCTCGCGTCCACGACCGGTAACTATGTCTTTGAGCACTCCAACGACAACTCGAATTGGGATCTGTGCCCGGTCTATCAGAATGGCGGTTCGATTGGGCAGTCGTATCTTGTCCCGTCATATTATGTGTCAGGCGGCACGGGCAGCAGCAATTCCTATCGGGGCGTGACAAACCGGGCATACCTTCGTATGCGGTGCTCCAGTGCGGGCACGCTTTACGCGAACGCCAGCTTCAAGCGTTCCGCTGTGCCATTGTTCATGTATGTCACGAACACGCAGTATTATGCGGCGGGCACACCTAGCGGGAGCCTTACCGGCCCGCTCACGATGGGCGCGGCGGCATCTGCCAACCCGTCCTATACCGACGCCAAAACCGGCGCTTTGTCACTGACCACGACCGGATCGCTTCGGTCTGACATCACGACCATCGGCGGCAGCGGCCAACTTGCGGCTGCGGCAGCACCGAACGGGGCTACCGTCTATTCACTTGGTACATTCCAAGCAACTGCTCTTTCGAATACAGACCAGAATGGCACGGCTTTTGCTGGATCAGGCAGTGTTCTTGGTACGACTGTCGCTTCTAGTAAGGGTAGTGGTGCCGTAATTTCAGCCGAAGTCAACGTCTCAGCGTTGACGCTCGGTACTGCATCTGCTGTCTACTTAATTCTGCAAGAGTCGACTGGCGGGACTAACTTTACTGATATCTGGGTTTCCGATCCGTTTACAACTACAGGTATCCAGCGAATGCCGGCGATACCAGTTTCTGGTAAGCGGCGTTGGCGTGCCTTTTCAGTTGGCGGGACTTCGACGACAGTCACAGTGACTATTACGTCACTAGAATTGCCTGCGGGTTATATTCTAACTCGTCAGGGACGCGACGCATACGCTTCGACTAATCCTCTTGCTTTGATGTACAATAGTACAGCGTTGGCAGCTAGTAACTTCGTACTCGGGACTGTTTCGACAGCGACGACTCCGTTCTTCATCGAAGGAACGAAGAACTTGACTGCGTTTATGACGCTTGCTGGAAGCCCGACTGTAACGACACAACCTGTTGTCGGTTTGCAACTCTCTATGGATGGGTCAAACTGGTATACAGTCTCTGATGCGTCTATGACAGCCGCAGGCAATGGTACGTATATGATTGCAGCTCAATCCGTTGGTGGCGCGAAGTTCGCAAGGTTGGGTGTTACGACAGCGGCTTCGTACTCTGCGGGTTCGTATACGATCAGCAATATCGGCGTTAACGCTGTAAACTAAGAGGTTCGAATGAATTTTATCACTGCAATTTTCAGCAATTTTAGTGATTCCGAAAAAGCAGCCCTTGGTGACCTCGCGGCTACACTTGAACCGGAATGGGAAGCAGGCGATGCCGAAACGAGGTTTTCGCTTGAAATACAGTTTACAGAGGCGCTGAATAACTATCGCGTGTCTCAATCGTAATATAGGACACATTAATGACGCTTCTTAACGTTACTTCGTTGGCTTCGTCGGCACCCCTTCCGTGGGACGGCTCTGTCCACCCTAACGGTGTAGGGTATTCTGATACCGCTCACGTTCTTTGTAACATCCTACAAACTGTTTAAGGATTGAATATGACAACTGTCGGGCAAATCATTATTGACGCATATAGACAGAGCAATCTCTTGTCTATTAACTCTAACCCGACGGATATTCAGAATACAGAGGGGCTTCGTTATCTCGACAGGATCGTCCGGTCAATCTATGGTAACGAAGCAGGGGAACTCTTAGAGGCTTTTCCAATCGGCAGGAATAATATCCAAGCACCTGCCGGTTACCCTTGGTACGACCAAACACCTTACCCTGACTGGTTCGTACCAATGAATAAGAGGCTCATTCTTAATCTGGATGGTCCGGCTACTATATACCTTCATCCTAATCCCGATGACGGAGCCCGGTTTGGTATTCTAGATGTCTCCGGGAATCTCTCGACGTATCCTCTGACTATCTTTGGCAATGGTAAACTAATCGATGGGTTGAATGAAGAAGTCTTCTCGACGAATGGCGTCAACCAAGAATGGTTCTATCGGGCTGACCTAGGCAACTGGGTCACGACTGTTCCGATCAGCGATCTCGCGGGAACGTTTCCATTTCCCGAAGAGTTTGATGACCTCTTCATCACCTATCTAGCAATGCGATTGAATCCGTCATACGGTATGCAGTTGAACCCACAGATTCAAGACGTGCTACGTCGAGCTAAAGAACAACTCCGTGCTCGATATCACACCGTGATCCAGACACACTCCGAATTCGGCCTACTGCGTCTTCCGCAGACTGCGGTCGATCGGTATTTGTACGGACCACAACTCGGCTATTACGACGCCAACTCTACGTTTAACATGGGATATCCTTGGTAATGGCTGACATTCCTCTTTATAATTCGGCGACCTTCCTTGCCACGCTCCAACGATACCTCTCTGTATCGAGTGGGGCGACGCAGGTTAACTGGATTGCTCCCGGGACTGGGGCTATTACTAGAACGGTCCAACAATACCTTCAAGAAGACCATGTCTCTATCGTCGACTTTGGGGCCAAGTGCGATGGCGCCACTGATGATACGGCGGCGTGGGTTGCCGCTATTGCGTCTGGTGCCAATAGGATTCTCATCCCGAATAACACCTGTATCTCGTCTAATACGATTAACGTCACAACTAACGGTGTCGTCTTGTTTGGGACTGACGCAACCGTAAACATTCTTACTACTTCTGGCGACGGAGTGACATTTACAGGGGCGTCTTACTCTGGTCTAACTGGTCTGTCCTTTGTTTATAAGAATCAGCCGACTGCTGGTAATGTCGTAAAGATTACAGGAGGTTGTCTCGGTTGTTCTGTCTCTATGACGGCACAATACCACTGGAACGGTGTCTGGGTCGATCATGCCTCACAGACGAAACTAGACGTCTCAGCTTCTTATGGGTTTGGACCAGCCACCGGTATCCATCTCGGAGGAACTTCAGGGGCTACCGTCTCTGAGACGACTATTACCTACAAGAACCCTTCGATCTCTCCGGTCACGGTGACAGGTTTTACGGCGTATGCTCCCAGTACGTCGATGTCTTTGGGCACTGTCACACTTACTGGCGGTAACTTCTATGTCTGTACAACGGCAGGTACAACCAGTGTAGGATCTCCTCCGACTGGTACATCTGGTTCTAGGTTTGCAAACAATCTGACTGATGGTACGGTTACTTGGCGTTACCTGTCTTC